GGCGTCCTCGTCGGACACGATGACTTCGTTCAGGGTGCGGGTGACGATCTCCACCGGCTGGGAGCCGACGAGCGGGATCGACACCTGGTCTGTGAGGTGCGTGGACCGGACCGTGCCGATCTGCGCCTCCACCACGTCGAGCGGGTCGAGGGCGGGGTTGGGGACGGACAGCATCGACAGCGAGGTGGGGAGGCCTTTGTAGCGGGACAGGACGGTTTCGGCGGCCGCGTCGGCGGCCGCGTTGGTGAGGATCAACGGGGACGCGTAGTAGCGCACGATCGCCCCGAACGGGCCGTACCAGCGCAGCGGGCTGGTGGCGTCGTCGTTCCAGGCGAGTCGGTACCCGGTCGGGTTCGCCGGATCCGACCCGCGGGCCGACACGTAGTTGTAGACGCCCTCACGGGTCACCTTCCGGCTCGCGGAGATCAGGTTCCCGCCGGCGCCCGGCCGGACCGTGTAGACGGGGGCGGCGCCGGGCGGGATGTTCCGCAGAGCCACCTGCAGCTCCCCGTGCCTGTCGAACCGCAGGATGCAGCCCTTCGCGTCGGCCAGCTTCGCGAGGAACGCGTGCGCGTCGTCCTCACACGTCAGACTCGTGCCGATCTTCGCGAGGTTCGGGTCGTACGCGGTGAACGCGATCGGCACCGTGGCGCCGATGAACATCGCGTAGTTCTTCAACGCCGCCCCGGCCGGGGTGACCCCGTTCACCAGCCGGTCGAAGATGGTGCGGTGGGTGGTGCCGGGCGGGAACTCGATCGGATACACGACCCGGTTGCGTTGCAGGCGGCGGCCGCGGTCGGCGCCGGCCACCCGCACCGGCCCGGCAGGCGCCTTGTCCTGGGAGATTTCCTCGATGCCGTAGTAGCCGCACGGCACGAGCTCGCGCGACCCGTCGCCGAAGTCGACACCGCGCTCCACGAACAGTTCCGCCCCGTACGGCTGCAGCAGGTCCCAGTAGTCGCCGGAGATGGTGAAGTCGCACGTCCCGTTGACGTCGGCCGTGCTCGTCAGTCTGATGTCGCCGTCGAGGACCGGCAGCTCCGTGCCGCCGACCGGGTTCGCCCCGAACTGGGGGAACGGCGCCGTGGTGGGCAGCACCTGTACCCGCACCGCCGCCCGGTGGCTCCCGGCGATCGCGTCGAGGAACCGGTCGGAGACGTCGTACATCAGTCGGCTTCCTGAAGGTCTCGGCCGTCGACGAGACGCGATTCCAGGTCCATCAGTCCGCGATGTCCAGCCACGTCGGGACGGCGGCCAACACGGCCTCCCACGACGGGTAGTCGATGAGCAGCTGCGCCCACGTCGCCCCCGGCGACACGATCGACGCCGGCGGGGCGCTGACCTCGGTCAACGGGATCGTCCACACATTCCGGGCAGACGTGCGCGCGGGCGGTGCGAAGCTGTAGTCGCCGACCACCGCGTAGATGCTCGGGCAGTTGATCCCGGCCGGGACCTGCAGATAGCACGGCAGGCCCTGCTGCAGCGCGTGGTCGAGGGCGTCGGTGTCCTGCGCGGTCTCCGTCTTCACTCGGATCGAGAAGCGGCGCGACGAGTGGACGTCCGACACGACCACCGGGTCCGGGCGGCCCTGCACGTCATACAGGGCCGTCCGGGACGGCCTCGACACATCAGAGCGGCCCATGAACTCCAGCCGCCGGTTCAGCGCCGGGCGGGAGATGAACTTCAACCACACCGCGTCCGCCACCGACCGGCGGCGGACCGTCGCCGACTGCTGCACCACACCCGTCGAGGTGACACCCTCGATGCGGTAGTCCAGATCCGTACCGGAGGGGAACTCGTAGTCGTCGACCGGCCGCACCATCCTGCCGGCCTGCACGTCGACGACCCCGCCGCGGACCAGCTCCCACACGCCGCCCTGCACCCTGCGCCGCGACACCCGCACCGACGTCACCGACGACCCGAACGTGAACGCAGACACCCGGTTCCGGCCGCGCCGCTCATCCCACTCCAACGCGGAGATCAGGAAACTGTCGCGGACCTCGACCGGCTCGATGAACTGCGAGGCCGCGGCGATGGCGAGGCTCTCGACGACCCGCACCTGCTCGGTCGCGACCGGCCCCGACGGGGTCACCGCCCGGGCGAACCCGTCCCCGATGAACAGGGTCTCCACCAGTCGGCGGATCGTCGACGCGGAGTTACCGGACGACCCGTCCCACGACGCGCCGACGGTGTCCCCGTCGAAATAGCTGCCATCCCAGGTGCCGGCCGACTCCACCTGGTAGGCGGTGACCTCCGCGCCGGCGTCCAGGTCGTTGAGCTTCAGATAGCCGGAGACCGCGCCCGCGGGGACGGTGTAGGGGCCGACCACGAACCGGGCGGACGAGCCTGCGGCGAGGTTCAGCGGCACCGTCGCACCGGAGTTCGCGACGAACGACCCACCAGACAGGGCGGCGTAGTAGTTGACGAGCATGTTCGCCGACAGGGCACCGCCCGTGGCCCGGACACTGACCGACCAGTGGTACGACTGCCCGGCCGTGACCGCCGCGCGGGGAGTGAGGACGTCCCCGGCGGAGGTGCCCTCGAACCCGGTCGTGCGGGGCAGGGACGCCCCGACCGCTGCGGACCGCACCCAGTCCGCCAGCGTCGTGCCGGTGTTCGACACCGCAGACCAGCCAGTGGCGTTGGTCTTGCATGCCGGGTTCGGGGCGAGGTTGCGGCGTAGCCCGGAGCCCGCCGACGACGACGACCCGACCACCCCGCCGCCGCCACCGCTGCCGGGCCCGGCGGCAGCCATGCCGGACAGGTGGGCTTCGATGATCGTGGCCTGCGGCTGCGCCGTGGCCTGGCCGGCGCCGGTGTAGACCGACAAGTTGTAGGTGGTCCCCCAGCGGGCGCCGGCCGACCAGTAAGTGGCGCCGATCCCATGCAGGTCCAGCTCGTCGTAGATCGCCTCGCCGACTGTGTTCCAGCCGGTGGTGTCGCCGGTGTTGGGCCAGCCCACCTCGCCCAGGAACCCGCGGACACCGTTCCCGGTGCACCAGGTAGTGAAGTTCTGCACCTCGGTGACCGCACGCGACGCCAGCGACGCGTACCCGCCCGCGGCAGCGAGGGCCGTCTCCGCCGCGTACGTGTCGGGGTAGTCGCCCGAGGAGTCGGAGTCGTAGTAGCAGTGGGCCTCGTAGGCGACGTCGCCGCCGCCGGTGATCCACGGCGCCGGGTGGGTGGCCGCCCAGGTTTTCGCCCCGGACCAGCTGTAGCCGGCGACGAGGATCTTCGTGGTGTCCCCGGCGGCGCGGACCGCGTCCACGACCTGCTGGGACGCCGCCTCCCACACCTGCGCCGCCGACTGGCCGCCGGACAGCGTGCCCTGAGCGAAGAGGTCGAAGTCGACCGTCACCGTCCCGGCGGTCGCCCCGGCCCCGTCGACCTGCAACGCGAACGCGGTGGGCGGCGACGCGATCGACGAGAACACGCAGGTCACATACACGGGCTGGCCGACGGTCAAGCTGGTGACGACCGCGCCGGTGTCGACGCGGGACATGGTGACCGAGGTCGGGTTCTGGTAGGCGAAGCTCGAGTTCTGCCACTGCGCCTTCGCCGTCCACGTCCCTGCGGGCAGCGCGACCGGGGTGGCCTTGACCCGCAGCACCGACCCGGTGGGGCCGGTGCCGCCGGAGACGGTGGCGGCGTCGTCCTTACGCATCTGGACGTTGCCCGCCCCGAGCGCCTGGGTGAGCCGCAGCTGCCCGGCGACGTTCGATGCGGTGGCCGAATCGCCGGTCCAGCCCTGCACCCCGGACGCCCAGTCATACCGGGTGGTGCCGGAGAAGCTGCCAAGGGCCGGGGCGAGGTCGTGGGGCTCGTTCATCAGCCCGTAGCCGTACACGCCGGGGTTGCCCTGGAACGCGACGCTGACCCGGGTCCACAGGTCGACCAGGTCCGCGACCGGCAGGGTGCTACCGAGGATCAGGTCGGCGCCGCCGGGCGGGATGTAGCGGCCGTAGTTGTGGCAGTCCAGTACCGCCTGCGCGCCTGCGGAGCGGACGTCGGCGACGACCTGCTGGATCCGGGCCAGCTCCGCGGCGTCGAGCGCCGCGTTGCGGATGGGTTGCAGCCGTTCCCACCGGAACGGCAGTCGAATCACCTTGTGCCCGCGGGCTGCGACCGCCGCGTAAGCGGCGGCGGTGTCGTAGCTGTAGTCGGTGCCATAGGTGCCGGGCAGCGTCGAGTTGCTGGCGGCGAACTCCCCGCCGGCCATGTTCACGCCGCGCCCGTAGATCCCGCCGCCGAACGCTGTCTCCGCGACCGCGATCCGGCTAGTCAGGTTCGCGTACGTCGCCGCGCCGCCTCCGGCGGTCAGAGTGACGTGGGACAGCCACGTCAGGCCCTGGTACCCGTGGCCCACCGCGCCCACAGCGGAGAACACCCGGTCCATGTCCGTGTTGGACTGGCCGCCGGTGTTCTCCCCCCAGATCCGGGCCTGCCGCCCGGCGGCCCGCGCCACCCGCAGCAGGTGATACCACGGGGCGGCGTCACCGTCGTTGACGTCGGAGTAGGCGCCCGCAGCGAAGAAATGAGGCGAGTCCGCCCACGTGCAGTACGGGTGCACATTCGCGTCGGGGTAGGCGGCGACCTGGGCGAACCAGTCGACACCCTTCGCGACGTTCACCCGGTAGTTCAGGGCCTGCGACCCGGTCGGGGTCTGCGACGTGCGACGCAGACCGGCGCCCGGATGCATCACCCAGATCGGGCCGGAGAAGTAGGCGCGGTGGCGGCCGATCAGCCACAGCATCCAGTTCGTGAGGCTCTGGGTGTACCAGGCGGCGAACGACACGTCGTTCGCGACCCACGTGGTGCCGGTCGACGGGACATGCCCGGGGACGGGACACACCGTCTGCCCGGCCGCCAGGTCGGTGCCGGTCTGCGCCGGGCTCGAGTAGCCCCACCACTGCGTGCCGTCGCTGTCCGGGTATTGGAGCTCCCCGGCGGGGCCGCCGCCCAGCTGCACCCGCTCGATCTGTGACCACGTGAGCTGGTTGAACAGCTTGGTGAGGAAGTCATCGACCAACGCGCGCGTGGACGCGGACCACACCCAGTCGCGGGCGTTGTTGCCTGAGACGTTGCCCGGGTTGTGGTCGACGCCGCCGTTGCGGCGGAACTTCACCGCCGCCGTGTCGACGAACGAGGGGATGTATTGCAAGCTGACCCGCAGGCACACCTTCAGGTCCGCGGCGAGGACCCGCCCGATATGGGCCTGCACGCCGGTGGCGTCGACCGCGCCGGCGGTGGTGGTCTGGCACTGGTCCCAGAACACCTCGACCAGGCCGTGGGTGGCACCCGCGGCCTTCGCGGTGGCCAGCTCGCCCGCAGTGTCGGCGCCCAGCACCATCCACGCCAGTTCGGAGGCCACGTCACCCCCGCGGTCGGTCAGGCCGGTTCAAGACCCCGCCCTACGCCTGCAAGGTCGCGCTGAGCACCCACTGGGAGGCGCTCGTCTTCACCCCGTAGGACTGGACGACCCGGTCGAACAGGACGCCTCCCGCACCGGCGTTCGCGACCCCCGCCTCTTCCCACGCGAAGTTCGCATCCGCCGTCGTGAACGTCGCCGTCGCCATGAACGCGCCACCACTGATCGTGGGGGCCGCGTCGAACACCTTCCGAAACTTCGACGACCCCTGCAGATCCGTCTGCCCCGCCGCCGCAGACGCGGTGCCGTTCCCGACACACAGCCGGCCGTTCGCGGCGTCGAACGCGGTCACCGCGCCCAAACCGGCGAACCGGTTCCACAGAGCGTTCGCGCCTGCCGTGAGCACCATGTTCTGTGACGGCACCACCTCGTACGGGGTGGCGCGGCGCAGGTCATCGTCGGCCCAGTACTTGGCCACGACGAAGAGGCCGCGGACCGCGACCGGTTCACGGAGCTGACTCAACCGGGTCTCCCTCAGAAGGTGGTGCCGGCGCCGGCGCCGACGGTGCGGCGGGTCGACCGGTTCGCGGTGTCGATCTCGGTGCGGGCCATGCCGCGGAACTCGTCGCCGTCGACGAAGAACCGGACGTTGACGTTCGGGGGTGTGCGGGCGGCGATGAGCAGCTCCCGGACCGCGGCGTCGGTGGTGCTCGGCGGGGCCAACGGGAGCCCTGTGGTGGCGGCCGCCACTAGCGGTGTGGCCACGGGCAACTCGGGGGTGCCGATCGCGGCGGCGACCAGGCCGGCGATCCCCCCGGCCTGGGTGAGGACGTCGGCCAGGCCTAGGTCCAGGCCCGCGCCGAGGCCCTGCATGAGGGCGAGCCCGGCGGGGCGCAGCACGCGGCGGTCCCGCTCGATGGGGCCCTTCACGGCGGCGATCCGCGCGGCGATGCCGCTGGCGAAGTCGAGGACCGACTGCACCCCTGCGCGGATACCGGCGAGAAGCCCGTCGATCAAGGCCCGCCCGGCGCCGATCAGCGCCGATCCGAGGTTCCCCAGCGCGCCGACGATCCGGCCGGGGAGTCCGGTGAAGAACGCGACGACCTCACCGACGAACGAGGAGATCCGCGACACCACGGTGGACGCCATGCTCGCGAAGAACCCGGTCACTCGGCCGACCAGCCCGGACACGGCGGAGCTGACCGAGCTGGCCAGGTTGGCGAAGAACGACACCGCCCGGGACACCAGCGACGACACCTGCGCGATCGCGCCGGACGCCAGGTTCCCGAAGAAGCTGATCACGCGGGTGACGAATCCGGCCACGGCGGAGATCACGGTGGCGACGAACCCGGCGACCGCGGAGATGATCCCCGCAGCCATCGAGATGATCACGGCGAGGACCCGGGCCGCGACCGCGATCAGCGGGGCGAACGCGGCCACGAGCTGGACGATCACGCCGATCACGGCGGCGACCACCGGGATCAGCGCCTGGATGACCCGGGCGACGGCCGGGAACAGCGAGGTCGCCAGCTGCATCAGCGGCGGCACCAGCGGCAGCACCGCGGCCACGATCGCCAGGAACGCCGACGCGAGCTGCGGGATCAGCGGGGCCAGGGACTGCACGGCGGTGAGCAGGATCTCCCCGAGCGTGGTGGCGACCATCGTCACGACCGGGGCGAGCTGCGCGAAGATCGGGACGATGAGCTGCAGCGCTTGGGCGAGGGTCTGCCCGAGGGTCGTCGCGATCTGCACCAGGATCGGCGCGAGCGCAGCGAACACCGGCGCCAGCGCCTGCACCGCCGACAGCAGCACCCCGGCCAGCATCTGCCCGACTTGGGTGATGATCGGCAGCAGCGGGGTGAGGACCGCGGAGAACGCCTGCACGGCGGCGACCAGGATCGTGCCGAGGATCTGCCCCAGCACGGCGACTACCGGCGCCAGCGACGAGATCACCGGGACCAGCGCGGACACCGCCTGAGCGAGGACCCCGCCGAGGACCGTCGCCACCTGGCCGACGACCGGGGCGAGCTGGGCGAGCACGGGGACCAGCGCGGCCCCGATCGCGGCGACGACCTGCGAGACGGCGCCGATGACCGGGGTCAGCCCAGCCACCAGGCCGGAGATCAGCGGGACGATCGCGGTCAACGCCGACGCCAGCACCTGCCCGACCACGCTGGCGAGCTGCGCGACCGGGGCCAGCAGCGGGGCCACCGCCACCAGGATCTGCCCGACGGCGCCGGCCAGGGCGACCAGCCCCGGGGACACCACGGAGATCGCGTTGCCGATCGCGGACAGGGCGATCCCGAGGCTGTTGCCCAGCGCGGCGCCCATCTGGATCAGCACGCCGACCAGCGCGGAGACGATCACCCCGATGCCGGACAGGGTCGACGACAGGCCGCCGACCGCCGTGGCGAAGGTGTTCATCTCGTCGTTGGCCAGGGTGCGCAGGGTCTCGCCGATCCCAGCGAAGATCGACGACACGGCCTGGCCGAGCCCGGCCATCTGCGGTGTCGCCGACGCGACCGCCGACAGGAACCCGTCCAGGAGCGTGGTCAGCCCGGCGCCGAGCGGGGCGATGAACGCCGTCGCCCCGGCGATCGCCGACTGCAGCAGGGCCACGCCGCGGGCCGAAGAGACGAACCCGACCAGCTGGGCGAGCACCCCGGACACGGCGCCCGCCATGCCCTGCAGCCCGCCCGTCAGCTGCGGGATAACCCCCGAGAGTTGGGCAAACACCGGCGTCAGCTGGGCTTGGAAAGTCCCCGACACCGCGGTCTTCAGCTGGTCGAACGGGCCCTTCAGCTGCTCGGCGGCCTTCTTGATGCCGTCCATGCCGAGCGCGACCGTGGCCCCCGCCACGCCGAGCGCCACCACAGCGGGCAGCGCCCCGGCGAACGCCTGCCCCAGCACCGGGGCCAGCGCGGCCACCAGCCCGGAGACCACCGCGACCCGGGCCGCCATCACGGCGAACACCTGCCCGAACACCCCGCCGGACTGATTCAGCCGCGACGACGTCCGGTCGGACTCGTCTGCGACCCCGGACACCGCCGCCCGGGCCTGCGCCGCCGCCCGCGTCACCCCCGACGCGATGCCATCGAACAGAATGCGAATCCGCGACTCGGTGGCCGCCACCTACGCCGACCACTTCTCGACGACGCGGTCAGCGACCCCGAACCATCGGCCCGCCATCCACTCCTGGTTGTCCTCGGCAGTGACGAAGAACCAGTTCGAGCCACCGCCCGAATGCGGGGTGAACTGGTAGCCGGCCGAGTCGAAGTAGCGGCGCTTGCGGTACCAGCCGGTCTTGCGGTTCATCCCGAACTCAGACGCGAACAGGAAACCTCGCGCCCGGCCCGTGTTCGATGCCTGCACCGCCGGCACCCGGTCCCGGACCGCCTTCACCGTGCCTGCCGCCCGCGCCGCCTGCCGGGAGAACGCCGTGCCCGCCGCACGGATCCGGTTGGCCAGCTCCCGGGACACCTCGAGGGTTCCGTCGCGCAGCTCGTTCGACGCGTCCTTCGGGAGCTTCCGGAACGCGCGCAGCACCTCGTCCGCGCCGTCGATGCGGATGACGATCCGGAGGGTGCCCTTGCTGGCCATGTCACCCCCGACCGGTCAGCTCAGGGGCCGCTCTTGGCCTTCTTGTCTGCGTCGCGGAGCAGCTCGATCGCGGTCAGCTCAGGGGCCGCTCTTGGCCTTCTTGTCTGCGTCGCGGAGCAGCTCGATCGCGGTGTCGAGGGTGCGGTCGTCCTCGGCCAGCCACGCCGACACCGGAATGGAGGTGCGCAGCGCCAGGGACACCACGACCCGCATCAGCGAGCCGGCTGGGTAGGCCCCGCCTCGTACTCGGTCTCCCGCAGGTCGGAGACGTCGCACGTCTCCTTGAAGTCGCGGATGTCGCCGCCGAACCGGTCGGTCCGTGCGGCCGCGCGGAACGCCAGGTCGTAGATGTCGACGATCGACAGGTTCTGCGCGTCGGCGAGCGACCCGAGCTTCCGCCCGCGGCCGGTCTGCTCCCAGTCCAGGACGACACGGGAGGTGATGTCGACGTCGTAGGGTTCGCCGGCGTCGGGACGCACGGTGGCAGTGAACATGATTCTCCTAGCTAGGCTGACGTGCCGATGATGGCCACGTCGTACGTGACGGCGGTGCCGCCACCACCGTTGGTGATCCGCAGCTGGTCACCGGTGCCGGCGACGACCGGGTAGCCGGCGAGGTCGGCCTGCCCGTCCCCGAGCACCAGCACCCCGCCCGGACGGACCGCGATCGTGTGCGTGGCCGCCCCGAACGGGCCCACCCACGCGTTCGCCGCGGCCCCGCCGACTACCACGTTGTTCGTGTTCCCGGCCGCGGCGACCACCACCAGTGCCCGGACCTTCACGAAGGACACGACCGCGGGGGTGGCGAGCACCCCCGTGAGCACCCCGCTCAGGTCGATGTCGCGGGTGGCGCTCGCCGCCAGCGTGTCCGAGTCGGCCCACGCCAGGTCCGCCTGCCCGGCGGCGACCCCGTTGGCCAGGGCGATCGCGGCCTGCTTGGCGATGTTCGCCTCGCCCGCGCCGAGATCCGCCGCGCTCGTCTGCTTCGCCGACAGGCTCACGTTGAGCCGCGTCTGCAACGCCATGATCAGCTCCTAACGTTGTGAGAGCGGCCGGGGTCAGCCGGACGGGAACGAGATTTCGGGGACGTCGAGGCAGGTGAGCTCGACCTCCATCCGGTCGACGTCGCGAACCTTCCCGCCCGTCGCCGGCGGCTTCACCTGCAGCTGCCCGTTCCACCGCACGTGCTCACCCGGCGTGTTCTGGTGCAGGTCGATCTGCCAGTCGACGGTCTCCCCGCGGTGCTGCCACAGGAACCGGGAGATGCCGGCGGCACGCCAGTCCGACACCAGGTTCAGCTTCAGCTTCGGCTCCGGGTCGGCCTCGTCGGCGAAGCTGCCCCCGTAGGTGTAGGTGAGCTCGGCGTCGGAGATCCCCGGGTCGATGGAGAACTCCTCTAGTTGCAGCTCGTAGGACTCGCCGCCGATGTCCAGCAGCGCATCCTTCAGCTTCCGGTTGTGCGCCACAGGACTGGTCACAGCGAAACCTCCAGATCGATCAGGTACGCGGGCAGGGTCGTGCTGCCCGACGGGTAGGTGCCGGGCCGCACCGGGCTCCGTACGGCGACGTCGACGACGCCCTCCAGTGCGGCGATCACCGGGCCGATCAACGCCAGGATGTTCTCCACCCGGTCGTCGGCCGCGACGACCAGCGCGACCCGCCAGGCGGCCTCCGACGGCGCCGGTGAGATCCCGACCAGGGTCAGCTCCGGGATGGCCAGGACCGTGCACGGTGGTTCCACCGGCCCGAACAACTGCCGCGTGTGACGGACCCCGGGCACCGCCGCCAATGCGTCGCTGATCTCCAGGGCCTTCGCGACGGCGTGGTCGCTCATCAGCCGACCATCGGCGCCCGGTAGCGGCCGATCCCGAGCTTCCGGTCGATGTCCGGGTCGCTGCCCGGTACCCGCGCCGACCCCAGCTCTCCCATGTCGACCAGCCCGTCCGGGGAGGCGCGGCGGTGGTGCCAGCGTTTCGCCAGCTCCACCGTCCCCTGCCACACCGCACGCGTCGGCGGCGGCAGCAGCGACAACGGGTCACCGGCGAAGTTGAAGTCCCCGCCGCGCTGCTCCTGCACGTAGTCGACCGCCGCGTCCAGCTGGCTCTGGATGAGCGGGTCGTCGGCGGTGTCGGAGGGTTTGCGGCCCAGCTCGCGGCGGACATCGGCCAGCAGCGGCGGCCACCCCGCGGTAGCCGGCGGCCCGGTCACGTCGAACGGCTCGACGTGCGCCGCCGAGTTGACCCCGGACGCCACCCACAACGCCACATGCCGCCCGGCCTGCAGCGGCTGGTAGTCGACCTGGTAGCGGCCCGGTGTCGGGTTCGACACGGCCGGCAGCTCGGTGGTGCCGTCCGGCCGCATCACCGTCAGCACCACCGAGGTGGCGTTCGCGAGTACCCCGGCCGCGTCGCGGATGTCGACGGTCAGCGCGACCAGATCACCAAGGTCAGGCATCAGTGCTCCGCTCAGCTCGGGGTGAGGAAGACCCAGCCGAGGTTCGCGTCCGGCGTGAACGTGACCACGGTGCTCGTCCACGTCTTCTGCGACCCGAAGTCGAGCAGGCAGATCAGCGACTTGTTGCTGGCGGTCGCGTTCTGGTCGTCGTAGATCCAGCCGTACTGGATGCCGGTCAGCGACAGCGACGGGGACACGACGTTCCCCGACGAGAACTTCGTGATCGACGCGCCGATCTCGGTCCAGACGACCGTGCCGTCGGTCGGGGAGTCCTTACCCGAGACGGTCGGCCAGTTCCCCGCCGTCGGCTCGGTACCACCCGACGTGCCCGCCGTGACACACATGTACAGGTGGCCGTTGGTGTTCGCGTTCGGGCGGACCACGTCGCCCACCGCGTAGGCCGTCGTCGCCGCCCACACCCGGCCGAAGCTGTTGGCCTGCACCACCGTGATCGCCGGGGACGGCACCGTGATGCCGCCCGCGACGTAGCCGGTGCCGGACGCCTCCGAGGCGGACACGTCCGCCCAGCTCAGCGACGTCGAGAAGGCGGTGTTCGGGTTGTACGCCGTCGCCATCAGCCCGAGCTTGAGCGTGTCGGTGTCGAAGTCGTGGGCGACGGGCGTGGCGGTCGCCAACCGCTTGATCGTCTCGGTGCCCCACCGGTTAGCCACTGCCCGCCCCCATCGTTGCGATCGTTCGTGTCGCGGGTGCCATGTCGGCCACGCTGCGCGCTGCGCCGGATGCGCCCGGGACGGGCCTGCCGACCGTGGTCATCACGCCCCGCGAGGCGAGCTGGATCGAGATGCCGACGCCGTCACCGTCTCCGCGGCCACCGGCGGGCCACGCGAGGACCACCAGGGACGGGACCGCCAGCGGACCGGACCCGTGGGCATGTGACGGCCACGCCGCGGTGGCCGCCGTGCCGGACGTGACCGCCGTCGGGCCGCCACCGTGCGCGGCCGCGGCGAGCGACTGCAAGGTCGCGGCGGCCTGCAGTGCGGCCAGCGCCCCCAACGCCCGCGCCCCGGCGGGGACGGCCGCCTGCAGCGTCGTCGCCGTCGCGGCCGACGACGCCGGCCCGATGCCGAGTGCGGGCCGCGGGGTGGCCGCGGTGCTCGACGTGCCCGCGGACGTGACCGAGCCGGACAGCCCGGCGGCGCCCGAGGGTGTCGCCGTGGCCGTGCCTGCGCCCGACACCGTGGCCGGCCCGCCCGGCCCGCGCCCGCCTGCCGGCGCACCGGCCTGGATGGTGGTCGCGGAGGCGAAGGTGCTCGCCAGGCCGGCGCCGGCCGCGCGGCCCGCACCCGTCGTGGCGGTCGGGCCGCA